ATTATCTATACCTTTAAATTTATATTGGTTTACTACTGCCATTAATCTAAAAAGAAGCTTCTAGCTTCTATTTCCTGTTTTAATTCTTCTTGAAATGTAGTGTTTAATTTCTCCAACACCGCATCTAAATCTCTAACCAAAGACTGTGCTACGTCTTCTTCATACTCTGAGCTTGCTCTAGTTAATGTTTGTACTATCTTTGCCATTATATTCCTAACATATTTTTTAACATAGTGTATCTAGTTCGTTCTGCATCACTGATATTTCCTGTCTGCAATTTTTGAAACAATATTGAATATTCATCTTGCAATACATTTGCATTTTCTAATGAAGCTATTCCATCATTACTATCGTTGTCTGTATTTGTATTGATAAAAGGTTTAGTTTTAGTTTTAGAAGTTAGATTACTTGTCAAAGAATCTTTAAAAGATTTTATAACATTTTTATCTTTAAGCCCTATATTTTCAGTCAAACCTTCTACAATTTCAAACGGTTTATTTAAATTTTTAGTTGTATAGGGTTCAACAAGATCTTTTATATACTTTGCTCCTTTGTAAATACTTTTTGCTTTGTTATATTTTGCATACAACACTGGGTTAATTGCAAACATACCTGCGTTAAGTAATAAATTTCCCATACTAAATTTTGGTTTACTTAAAGGATTGTCACCAGGTAAAAAATTATTTAACAAATTTCCATCCTTAAAAAAACTTGTACCTTTATCTGTTATATTTGGAATAGGTGCGTCTAGTATTGATTGTTTTACTCTTGCTCTTTTTCTGTCATCTCTTGTGTTTGGTGTCACATCAAATTTTTCACCACCAATTATTTCATACGCTTCTGGCGCTGTGATTCTATCAACTGTTCTAGTTGAAGTACCTAGTTCCTGAGGACCTCTAGGTCCGTCATTACTATTATCATTACTATTATTAGAAGTATCATTAGAAGTACTATTTCCCATAGAAGCACTTTGTGCTTGGTTGGATTCATTACCCATGTCCATACCACCACCTCTAAACCTAACTCTTTGACCTTGTGCATACATCATTCTTTTATCAATCATTATCGTCTTCCTCCAGTTTGTATATCTAATCTAAAAGTACCTAGTTTCCAACTAGTATCCACTGCTGTATTAGATATTGTAAGCGCTATCGCTCTACCTCTAGCACGTGTGTCTACCTTATCTGTTGTAGAAGATACTGTAAAAGGACCTAATGATGAACTAGCTGCAGCATCGTTTGGATAATTTCTTAAATCTAATTGTATAATAGCATTTCCTTGTTGTGCTATAAAATCTGGTATAATTCTGCTAACTCTCATAATATTTTCACCATCACCTCTAAGATCACCTAAGTTAGTAGCGGCTCCTCTAACAACTTTTTGTGTAATATCGTAATCACCTGAAGTAATATTTGCTGGAATAGCTGTTGTTACTCCTAGTCTTATTTGATTAACACCTGTTTCATGTTCATAATAATATGAAATTCCATCTGTATTGCCCTCAACATCAAAAGAACTATCTGTACCTGCATCATATTGTGTTGCGTGTGGTAAACCGAATACTGCTGAGTCTTGCCAGGTTGTTCTAGTAAATAAAGAACTATCATTAGTAAACCATATTGGTCTTTTAGCTGTTGAATCTAAATAACTATAAGTAACTGACCTAGTGTTAACGTTTGAATCTGCTGTAGGGTAGAACCAAGTAATTTCTCCAAACAAGTTATTAATACCACAATAAATAAATTGATTAGATGTTGTGTTAAGATCATCATAAACATAATCCTCAACCAAGCAATCCATAGATTCTAGTTTACCCGTGTATCTAAAGAAACCATTATCAGACATCCAGTAAGCAGCACCGTCAACTTCAACGGCTGCATTCTTACCAATTAATCCACAGTTAGTTCCAACCTGTTCATAAGCAAATGTAAAAGGAGTTCCAACAAATCTCATAGTAAATAAAGATGTATCAGTCCAAATATATATTGCATTTCTACCAAGTGTTGCACCCATGATCCGTGATCCGGCGGCCAGTCTTTGTGTACCAGCACTATTTTCAGCTGTAGGTGTGTAGTCATTAATATTTTCTTGAGAAGAAAATCTTATAAACATATCATCTTGTGTAGTCTTATCACCTATAGTTGTTTCAGTTCCAAAAAATACTAAGTGACGATCGGGAGTAGATACTAACATATCTCTAGACGCGGTTGGTGCACCCGATATAATTGTAGCTCTGGTTCCTGTGGCGTTAGTTAAATCAGAATTCCATTCAAAGCATTCACCATTAAAAATTAAAGCAATTAATGTACTACCTAAATTGTCCAAGGCCCATAGACCAGGTTCGGCAACAGTATCCGTGTCAGATGATGATTGACCCCAACCAGAAAAATCACTATAGTTTGTAACTGTAGCTCCTGTGCTATGAGAAGCATTTGTTGTTCCTCTAACGTTTCTAGTTATTCCGGTTAAAGTATTTGTTCCTGTATTAACTCCTGTGTAAGAAATTTCTTCGGCACCTACTTGTATAAAATTAGTTCCGGTTGTTGGAAAATTTAATACAGATGTTAAAACAATACTAGTTCCAGTTCCTCCGGTTCCTGCTGAGTTAGCTGATAGTGATCCATTTAATGTAGTTGTTTGAGGGGCTGTCGATGTTCCACCAAATTGTGATATACCCCATCCAAAAACACCAACTTGTTCTGCTGGACCTACGTGATAATATTGAAAAAAAGTAATACCTCCAGAAGTGGTAGCACCAGATCCGGTTTCATTGCCGGGCATTGTAATAGTAATAGTTGTTGCATTTGGTACACTTGTTACCATAAATTTTTTATCAGCAAAATCTACTGCAACAAAATTAGAATTAGTAATAGCACTAAAGGTACTTGTATCACCAAATAATATAATGTCACCTTCTTGAAAAGTATGTGAACTTCCAAACGTAATGGTTACGGTCGGTGATCCGTTAGTCGTGCTAAATGCACTTGTGATTGCTGTACCTAATGGATTAACTAAAGGATGGATGTCGTAAAAAACTTCTCCCGAGTATGCATATAAAATTCTATTAGTTCCAATAACAGCATATTTAATACCCTGTTTATTAACCATGTGATGTAGACCTCTAGCTGCACCTGTAAGTTTACTGTCACCTAATTGATTCCAACCACCTATTTTTTCTGGTGTACCATATCTAAAACGAACATTAGTTCCACCTGTCCATTGCGACTCGGCTCCGGTAGATGTAACTTGTTTGTTGAATCCTGGTAAAAACCCTAATTTTTGTAGCATAATATTACACTATATATTGAAAGCTATTTAAAATATATCTATTTTTTTGATTATATCACTTATTTTAGTCAAACAAAATTTTGTTTAAATGTTGATATTTATTAATAACGTTTTCTGGCAATTCTATATCATAATTTACTTTTCTAATTGGCCCTGATTTAAGTTCATGCATTGGAGCACCTAACACAGAATCATCGTATAAAGGCTGATGTTTTTTTAATTCTTTAAAAGAATGTTTAAATGTCTTTATACCATAATAATTATATATTTTATTTATAGTCTTAGAAGGATTGTTAGTTAAATCATTGTAATCAATTAATAAAAAATTTTTAATTAAGTTATTCTTTTTTAATTGGTGTATTGAATAAAGCATTGTATCTACATACTCTCCTTTAGCCATTATTAAATCAACTTTGGTTTCAATTTCATTTGTAAATAAAGTGCTGTGATCTAAAGATTCATATATTCTGTTATAGAAATAATTAGGATTTTCTTCACACAACTTTAGATAAGATTTTATTACTTCTAATATATCTCTTACAAGAATAACTATTTTAATTTGGTTAGGACAAATTGTTTGTAAAACATTATAGTTATAAGGTGTTATCCAGTCCCCTCTTTCAACAATAAATTTAACATCATGCTGATTATAATAATTAGGGATTATGTTTTTATAAACATTTTTTAAATTATGTGGGCAAGAATAGTTTTTAAAAGTTGCAGAATTTTGTTCTGTTTTTTTCATAGCAAATAAAAGATCGGGTAAAAAAGAATGTCCAGTTGCATAGACATCAGGATTTTCATTTAACATAGCAGATAACAAAGTATTTCCTGCTCTAGGCAAACCTGTAAAATAAAAATATTTTTTATTTAAAGTTTTCATTTTAAAATAAGTTCTGTAAGTTGATGCTCATCTCCAAAAGAACCTTTTGCAAATACATTAAATGCTAAACTTATCCTGTTATTATTTTCAAGTTTAGTTTTTACTCGATGCTGTAAACTCGATGGAAACAATATTAAATCAAAAGATTTAACCATAATAGACCATTCATCAGAATTTAAAACTGTAAAAGAAGATGTTTCAAATTTAAAAGGATTATATAAATTTTTAGAAAAAACAATACTATCAAAATTTTCATCTGCATTAACATAAAAAACTCCAGAAATTATACTGTTTGGATGAGCATGAGCATGATGAAATTCAGAAAGTTTAGTAGAATTTAACCAAGATTGGGTAATATAGGGTTTTATTTTTTTTGTTTTCAAAATATCATTAAAGTAAATCTTAATATGAAGATCAATAAATTTTTTTAAACCACTTAATTTTTTATTTTTTAATATATATGAGTTGTTACTTGTTTTATTTCCAACATTTTTTTTTAAAAAATTATTTTTATTAAATAAAATTTTTTTTTCGTTTTTTAAAAATTTTCTATTTAAAGTAGTTCTGTAAACTGGAGTTGGAAATAATTGAAACACTTCAAATTTATTATTTAATAAGCCCATAAAACAAAAGAGTACCTTTCTTTTTTTAAAATTTTTTTAACTTCATGAGGAAAAATAAATATGGAAGGAAAAATAATAACATCTCCCTTATTTAATTTAAATTCTTTTTTTCTTATAAAAAACTCCCCTCCTTTAAAATCATCATTCAATACTCCAATAATTGATAATACAGGTATGCCTTTTTCAGTCCCATCAAAAAGAGTTTGTATATGATCTACATGAGAAAGCATCATACTATTTTTAGGATATTTATTTAGTCTTATGTTTGAAAATTTTGTTATTGCAGACAAATCTAAATTATGTTTTTTTAAATAGTTTAAAACAAAAGGTTGTAATTTATTTATAATAAATTCACCGTCTTCTCTTTCTATATTGGCTACTAATAATTCTTTATGATTTTTTTTAGGTTTTAAAAAACCTTCTTTAGGAGAATACCATTGATGTGTTTTCCATTTTGTTTTTTTATATTTTTTTAATAAAAAATCACATTCTTTTTTAGAAAAACAATTCTTACTTTCTATATATTTTAACATTTAGTTCAATATATATATACTTTTTATTTAACGAAGTCTAGGGAGTGTATATTTCCCAAGTTAAACTAACAGGGTTCCAAATATAAGACGTTGTATCATACATGTTTTCCCATCTATTTTGTTCTTGATTCCAAGCTAACATTGCAAGTTCAACTTCAACACCATCTATTGTAGTAGTAAAACTATTTGGCATTTCAATTGGTGGAAAAAATGCTGCTTTAGACTCATCAAATATCCAATTTTCATATGGTTTAGGACCATAAAAACAATCCCTTACTGGATCATATATCATTCCAGTCCCTGCGTAATTTTTTCTAAAAGATGTTCCACCTAATTTATGTTCTCCGTGATAAGTATTATAAGAAGTTTGTTTCCATTCTGATAATGGTTCTCTGTATGTAGACCTTAAAAAATCAATTCCTTTTTGCTCTTGTTCTATTTTATTTTCATCTAATAAACTATCATTGTTAACTGCAACTACAGCTATAACGACATTATTTAATATTTTTGCAAAATTTGCCATATTTAACCTGTTATTGTTCCTGTCCCTGTAAATGTTAATATTGTATCAGTTCCACTTGTTGTAACTGTTGGAGAACCAGTAGTTGCTCCTGAATAACTAGCAGTTGGTAATCTAATAATTACAACTCCAGATCCACCACTTGCACCTGTGCTAGCAGCCATTCCATTTGCACCGCCTCCACCGCCTCCTGTATTAGCTGAACCAGGAGTTTCATTAGGTGTAGTAGTACCTGGAGATGCACCATTTGAACCATTACCACCTCCACCAGAGCCACCAGATCCACCTGAAGTTGGTCCAGGAGTAAATCGGGCAAAAGCACCGCCGCCTCCACCGCCGCCTCTTGTAACGGCTGAAGCTGTTATTGAAGAAGCAACTCCAGTTCCTCCAGCACTTGGAGAACTATCAGAGCCTGCTGCACCAGCACCACCTCCTCCTCCACAATTATATCCATTCGGATTAGAATAAGGTACACTTCCTCCATCAAAACCTTGATTTGCTGTTCCTGATCCTCCTGCATTACCGCCTGTAAAACCTCCACCACCAGAGCCACCATCTACAGGTGGTTGTGCTGGTGAACTTTGAAAAAGATTTGCTCCTGCACCCCCTCCTACAGAAGATACCGCACTAAGTTGTACGTTTCCTTCTACACTTGAATTTTGCCCTACACCAACAAAGGATGGCCAGCTTGCTCCAGATCCACCTGATCCGACTGTTACAGTTATAGTTTCTCCTGGTTGAAATAATATTTTACTTTCCGCGGATGCTCCACCACCAGAAGGTCCCGATCCTGAAGATGTTCCAAAAGTAGTTCTATATCCTCCAGCACCTCCGCCACCACGTGCTGTACTTGAACCACTAGCAGAATTTCCACCACATCCACCACCTGCTAATAATAAAAAATCAACCTCATAAGGAGGTCCAGCTGATCCACCAGCACCAAATCCTAAGACTTGATAACCAAAAGATTTACCTCTTCTGTTTTGTATATTTTTTGTGTTCTTACTTGATGTAAGTTTATTTTTTAAATCTCTCATATCTAAATTCCTTATGCGTCGTTAGCTGCATCAGTAGTAAAGAATATTTTAATACCTAAAAGTCTTGCTACTCCGGTATACGTATCTCCACCTGCGTTTGCATCTCTAAATATTTGAAAGTATGTTTGTTGATCTACTGCAGGAGAACCTGCAATTGTAACTGCACTACTTACTGGACTAACTTGTTGATCTTCTACTGTTCCAATCCCTGCGTCTGTAATATTTACAGCTGTTCCAAAAGCAACATCAATAGTGTCTCCATCTCCAACTGCTACACCTTGTAATCCAAATATACAGTTTCCTGTATTAGTAGTACTCGGTGTCCAAAAACATTGGTAAGTAATTGTTCCTTCATTCCATGATTTAGGAAAAGCTACTGAAAATTGTGCGTGATCATCTGCAGAATCTGCAAAATCCATAACTTTCATGTCTGGTCTTAGTGCTGTTGTTTCAACTTGATTGGCTTCTGCACCATTAGTTTCTGTTGCATACATTGCTGAAGCTGGAATCCACATAGTTTCTAGTCCTGCAATTTTAACTGCAGCAGTTGCACTTTTAAGTACACCTGTTCCTTTGGGGTTTAAATTTATATCAACATTAGTTTCACCTGTTGCTGAAAGAATTGGACCATTGCCTGTTGAAGCATTTGCTAAAGTTAATTCATTAACAGCTGAACCTGTAGCTGTTAAAAGTAATAATTCATTTCCGTTAGTATCTAAAATAGAAGTACCAATTTTAGGTGCTGTTAAAGTTTTGTTTGTTAAAGTCTGTGTTCCTGTAAGAGTTACTTCATTTGCCTCACCTATGGCTGCTTCATAAACACCTGTATTAGTTGCTACACCATCTACATATATAAGTTTCCATCCTTTGTTATCAGTTGCCCAAGTAACTGTTGCCCCGGAACCTGATACAGCTTTAAGTTGTAATGTTTCTGCATTAGTAGTGCTATTTTTAATAAAATAAAAATTTTCTGTAAGAAGAGGAAATGTTAAAATTCTTGATCCTGTAAGAGCACCTGTTAATTCTATAACTCTGTGTTGAGCAGTACCTGTTAATTCACCATCTATTATTGTTAAAGCTGTAGTTCCTGATCCTGCAACAGCTAAAGATAAATACCCACCTGTAAGTTGTTCTACAAGACTTAAATTTGCGTTTGTTTTTGTTCCCCAAGTACCAGCATTTTCGCCGGTTGCCATTAGCTCTATACCAAGGTCTGTGAATGTTGATGCCATAATTTTGTACTCCTGATTTGTGTTATTTATATATTTTATTTGTTGTTAAGTCAAACATGTTTAAGCGGTTTTTCTAGTATATCCGGTACTATCTTTAGGTGTTTTTCTTGAATATCCAGTGCTAGTTTTAGGTGACAATCTTCCATAGTATTGTAAAATAATACCGGCATCATTTAATGTAGTTGTAGCTGTTAATCCTAAACCATTTAAACTGGCAATAGTTAATTGAGTTGTTGTCGTTGCACCTACAGCACTTGTAGATGATTGGCCAGCTAATAATGCTGGAGTTATATTTTCTATTGTTAAAGATCCAATTGCACTTGTAGCTGAAACCCCTGTTAATAAATGAATAGGATTAGATGAAATAGTTATTTCCCCTACTGCAGTCTGTGCGGATACACCTGTTATACCTATTACATCTGCTGGAGTTAAACTTCCTACAGCACTCTGTGCTGATAAAGCTGGCAGACCTACTGAATGATCATCAACTGATAATAATCCTGGACTAGATGTTAAACTTAATCCAGATAAAGTTAGTGATAAACTTCCGCTTGCAGTTAATGAACCTACTGTTGTTTGAGCTGATAATCCTGTAAGACCTATTATCTGATCATCTGGACTTAAAGATCCAACACTAGCTGTTGCAGATAAACCTGTTAAATTAAATACGGCCGACTCAACAGTACCCCAACCATTTTCACCCCAATCTAAAGTACCCCAACCTGGTTTTATTGATATAAATTCATTTGGTATATTTAAAGATGTTGTTGCTGTTAGACTTGAAAGAATAACATCAATACTAGATTCTCCCCAGTTTTCAAAACCCCATGTATCAGAACCCCAACCTGTTTCGTTAAAAGATTCTACTGATCCAACTGTTGATGTAATTGATAAACCTGTAATAGGAACATTAATTTCAGTTTGAAGTCCGTAACTATTTTGACCCCAGGTGGTTCCGGATTGGTTCCAGGTGTTAGCCATAAGGATTTACCCCTATGCTATCTGTACGATTGCGTTGCTTGCAGTTTGCGCTGGAAATTGAACTGTGAATGTTCCGCTTGTTACAGTTTTGTCTGCACCAAAGTTAACAACACACACTGATCTGTTTGTTGTAAATCCTGTAACTGCTGTTGAATTATAAATTAAACAACCTCTTGCTGTAAATGAAGCTGAAGTAAAACTAACATCATTAAATTTTACACACGCTGTGTCACTAGATAAAACTGGATCTGCACTTGCTGTTAA